AAATCACGAAGGTAAAAAAGAGATATTTGATGAGGCATATTTGTCCATATTTATGAAGGAAAATGTAAACATTAATAATATATTAAAATAATATGTAGGGTATTTAATTAAATTTAATTGTCGTAAAAATTTAATTAAATTAAAATTCAAAAAATTATTTTCTTTAGGAATAATATAAAATGGGAGGCGGACTTATGCAACTCGTAGCTTATGGAGCTCAGGATGTTTACCTTAAAAACCTGTAGGGTAGAAAAACATCGGGGAATATCGAATCAATAAGATATTCAGAAAACCCTTTGTGGCATTTTGTTGCACTTGTTATTTGCGACTTATCCACTGATGTTAATTAGGGAATCTAAATAAATATAAATATTTAGAAGGAAGAACCCTAGTGAGAAAATCAAACTGCTTGAAACCCCTAAAGCTTATTCTACTAAGCAACTGTTGTGAGATAGTTGTGGCCAAGATAAAAAACTTGGGTATAGTAATAATGAATAAGATGTTTTGAATTATATTTCAAATAAATGGGCAATGAGCATCCAAGCTTCTTTAAACAAAACAAAAATGATATAAAATTAATAATATAAATAATATATTGATACGTAGATGGAAACTCATTCTAACAAAATAGAAGATAGTAAACAATGTGTAAAATGTGAAACAATAAAATGTCTTGATAAATTCAGACAATATAATAATGGTTCGCAATCTAGCACGTGTAAAAAATGTTTGAATGAACTGGATAAAATAAGAAAAAAAAATCAAAGACAGAAAAAATCTGAAAATTCTTTAGCTACTTGTGAAAAATGTAATACAGAAAAAGCATTGCGTTATTTCACAAAGTTGAAGAAATTTTATAAGAAAAAAATTTGTTTAGATTGTTATCCAGAATTTTTGAAGGAACAAAAAATGGAATGGTGTAAAAATGAACATAATACAAATATGAATTATCGTATTAAAAAGTCATTAGCAGCACGATTACGAAATGTTCTGAATAAAGAAAATACTACTATGAATTATATTGGTTGTAATATTCAATATTTTAGAGAATGGTTAGAATATAATTTTACAGAAGAAATGAACTGGAATAATTACGGTTCTTTATGGTCAATAGATCATATAATACCAGTATGTAAATTTGATTTAACTATAGAAGAAGAAAAATTAAAATGCTGGAATTGGACAAATATGATGCCAAAAACAGTAAAATATAATTCATCTAAAAAAAATATTGATATGGAACAAATAAATTATATTATTGATAAAATAGAAAAGTTTAAAGAAGAAGGTTCAACGACTAAATGGTTTTCGAGTGAATTTATATTAAATAAAGAACTTGTGTTAAGTAAACAATAAAACAAAATAAATTCATTTTAAGATATAGTCTAATCCTTGTTGAAAAATAAGGTAGAGGAAATGTACAGGTAACCCTCAAATCACCTTCTGGAAGGTCACTTACAGAAGATACTGTAACTTTGCTATCGAATCAATCGAGCAAACTTTCAACGGCCAAGCCGATTTTGGACGAAGAGTTCAATGCGTTATCTCCAGAAATGGTGATCTCGCCTACAGAACCTATTTACAGGTTACTCTCCCCGAGATTAACCAGCTCATGGGCATTGCTTCCTTCGCCGTTGGCGCTGGATCTGGTGTCTATGCCCGTTGGTTGGATTTCCCCGGTGAGCAGCTCATCGCCCAGGTTGAGGTTGAGATTGGTGGTCAAAGAATAGATCGCCAATATGGTGACTGGATGCACATCTGGAACCAGCTCACTATGACTTCTGAGCAACAGCGTGGATACTTCAAGATGATTGGTAACACCACCCAGCTTACCTTCATCACTGATCCCTCTTTCTCTGAGGTTGATGGCCCTTGCGACTCCTTGGCCCCCCGCCAGGTTTGCGCCCCTAGAAATGCTCTCCCTGAGACCACTCTCTATATCCCTCTCCAGTTTTGGTTTTGCACCAACCCCGGTTTGGCTCTCCCTTTGATCGCTCTTCAATACCACGAGGTCAAGATTAACCTTGATATCCGCCCTATTGATGAGTGCTTGTGGGCTGTTACCACCTTGTCTTGCAACTCCAACACTTCTAACCCTATTGTTGCTTCTGGCCAATATGCTCCCGGACGCCCCGTTCCCGCTGCTATTGCTTACAACCAGTCTTTGGTTGCTGCTTCTTTGTATGTCGACTATGTCTTCTTGGACACTGACGAGCGCCGAAGATTCGCCCAGAACCCCCACGAGTACCTCATCACTCAGCTCCAATTCACTGGTGATGAGTCCGTTGGTTCATCATCCAACAAGATCAAGCTCAACTTTAACCACCCCGTTAAGGAGCTTATCTGGGTTGTCCAGCCCGATCAGAACGTTGACTATTGCTCATCTCTTGTGTGCGATGCTCTCTTGTTCAAGGTCCTCGGTGCCCAGCCCTTCAACTACACTGATGCCATTGATGCTCTCCCCAATGCTATCCATGCTTTCGGTGGCCCCGCCTCTGTTGCTGCTGACTCTCGTGCTTACATTGATGCCCGTGGTCTCTTCAACGATGCTGGTGCTCTTGACTATGATATCCCCGCTGGATTCACTGGATACTGGCACGGTCCCCAGAACCCCTACAATGAGGCCAACTTGGGTGGTGTCCCCGTCCTCCAGAACCCTGATCTTGGCGTTGACCCCTCTGTCCTCGCTGCTCTCAAGGATCTCTCCAACGGCCACCTCGATAACTCCACCGTCTCTGATGCTGGTACCTTCGTTTTGACTGAGACCTCTTTGGACCTCCACTGCTGGGGCCAAAACCCCGTCGTCACCGCTAAGCTCCAGCTTAACGGCCAGGACCGCTTCTCTGAGCGTGAAGGAACCTACTTCTCTTGGGTTCAGCCTTACCAGGCCCACACCAGAAACCCTGATGAGGGTATTAACGTGTACTCATTTGCTTTGAGACCTGAGGAGCACCAACCCAGCGGAACTTGCAACTTCTCCAGAATAGATAACGCTACCCTTCAGCTTGTCCTCTCCAACGCCACTGTTGAGGGAACCAAGACTGCCAAGGTCCGTGTCTATGCCACCAACTACAACGTTTTGAGAATTATGTCTGGTATGGGTGGTTTGGCTTACTCAAATTAAACATTTTGTTACGAATTATCGTGTCATTGTTTATGTCAAATTTTAATAATTAAATTAATGCTTTTTAATTATTAAACCAAAAAACAATATAAATGCAAGAAATTATATAATATATAAAATGAGTATAGATATAGTAAATCTTATTGAAAGTAATCCTATTACCAAATTAAATGGTAATTATCAGTCAAAATTGATAGCCAAAGTGCAAAGTAGCTTCAGTAATTATGAGCAACAAATGTTTATAGCTAGTTTTTACTGTTATTTAAATCATGATTATAAAAATGATTTTGTTATTAACTTAGATAGTGTTTGGCAATGGCTTGGATTTAGTCAAAAAGTAAATGCTAAAACTTTACTTGAAAAACAATTCCGCATTAATAAAGATTATAAACTCTTATTTTCTTTACCTGGAGATCAAAAAAACTTTGCTTTTGTTACAACAAAAGCAAAAGAAGAGACAAGAGGTGGTCATAATAAGGAAATATTTATGTTAAATATTCAAACATTTAAAAAATTTTGTTTAAAGGCAGGAACAAAAAAAGCAGACGAAATACATGATTATTTTATTAAATTAGAACAAATATTACAAGAAATTTTACAAGAAGAAAGTAATGAATTAAAACAACAACTATTACAAGTAGAAGACCAAAAGGCAAAAGAATATGAATTAAAATTAGAACACCAAAAGATTTTAGAAAGAGAAAAAATATTACTTAAAGAGTATGCAACAATTGGTTCTATTGTATATATTATTAAAGTCAAAACATTTGAAAATAAACAATATATAATCAAACTAGGAGAAAGTCGCAGAGGTATAAAAGAAAGATATAATGAGCATAAATCAAAATATGAAGAATGCTTATTATTAGATTGCTTTGCCGTCAACAAAAGCAAAGATTTTGAAAGTTTTTTACATAATCATGAAACTATTAGATGTAATAGAGTTGCTGATTTAAAGGGACATGAGACAGAGTTAGAATTATTTTTAATTGGTAAAAATCTTTCATATAAAACAATATTGGATATTATTAATAATAATATTAAATATTTTAATACTAATGATACTAGTAAGATAGAATTAGAAAATGAACAATTACGACTTATGCTTGAAATGAAAAATACAAATAATGACAATTTAATAATA